GGAACCTTCTAAGGAGAATATAACTAATGGCAAAGCTAAAGATTACAAGGGCTAACGGAGAAGTTACGGAACACCGTATTACTCCGGGAATTGAGTATGCCTTCGAGTTGGTTCATAAGGCCGGTATCTCTAAGATCCTACGTGAAACCGAAAAGCAGACAGAGATTTTCTGGCTAGCTTGGGAATGCTTACGCAGATCTGGAGTTACCGTGCCTACCTTCGGTCCGGAATTCGTCGATTCTTTAGAATTGGTCGAGGTACTCGAAGAAAAAAAATAGCTATTAGTCGGAGTTCGATGGCCTATCTGATCGCAAAACTCAGCGTAGAAACCGGGATTCCGCCTAGAGAGTATTTAGAAATGGATGACGAGATGTTACGTCATATCATCCAAGTATTAAACGATAGAGCTAAGGAGATGAAAGATGCCAGTAAACGTAACGGGCGTTAAACAACTCCAAAAGGCTATGCGTGCTGTCGATGATGACCTATTTAAAGAGATGAGTACCGGCATAAAAGCCGTAATGATTCCAATTAGAGATCAAGCTAGAACCTACCTACCACGTCAAGACGAAGTGTTAAGCGGATGGGGTACGGCTACAGCTTCTGTAGCTACTGCCAATTACCGGGCATTCCCGGCTTATGACTATTCAGCTGCTAGAGCTGGCATTAAATATAAGGCTGGATCTAATAAGCGCAATCGTAATGGCTTCTCTGTAACTAATTACGTGTCTAACGAATCTGCTCCGGGTGCTATCTATGAAACCGCTGGTCGTAAAAATCCTAACGGTACTAGAAACGGAGCATCTTTAAACCCAGATGCTTCTATACAGTTTATCCAAGCTCTGCCGGAAATGATGAATAACTATAGAGCTACTGGTCGTAAGCGAGATGGTCGCTTGATCTACCGAGCATGGGCAGAAGATAGTGGTAAGGTTTATAAGAAGATAGTAGATGCTGTAGAAAAGACCGCTAACAAGTTTAATGCTAAACAAGCGAAGGCGGCATAATGGCCAGTTTAGTCGTATCGGCATTATCTACCTGGAGTAATAAAGGATTAAAGAAAGCTGAAAAGGATGTATCGGCATTCGATAAAACGGTAAAGAATTTAGGTAAAACCTTTGCTGGCGTATTTAGTGCTCAGGCTATATTTAAATTTGGTAAGGCTTCGGTTAAAGCCTTTATGGATGATGAGAAAGCTGCAAAATCTTTAGAAGTTGCTTTAAAAAATTTAGGATTAGGTTTTTCAGCTCCCGGAATAGAGCTATACATATCTAACCTGCAAAGAATGTATGGCGTACTTGATGACGAATTACGGCCAGCCTTTCAAACTTTAGTTACTGCTACCGGTGATTTGACCGTCAGCCAAAATGCTTTAGATACTGCTATTAACGTTTCAGCTGCCACGGGAAAAAGTTTACAAACAGTAACTCTAGCTCTTACCCGTGCATACTCTGGGCAGACTACAGGCCTTAGCCGTCTAGTTGCTGGATTAGATAAAGCATTACTAGCCACCGGCGATATGAATAAAATCATGGCTGAACTTAATAAAAAATTCTCTGGACAGGCTGCGGCTAGATTATCTACATACGCCGGCAAGATGGATCTTTTAACAGTAGCTACAGAGAATTTTAAAGAAGAAATTGGAAAAGGTGTATTAGATGCTTTATCTGTATTAGCCAAAGATAACAGCATTTCGACAGCAACTGACCAGATGGATAACTTCGGTAAGTCAATAGGTGAAGCGATCTATGGCGTAGGCATACTTATTGGAAAACTTGATGGCTTAGTAGCTAAGGCTGGCGGCGGCAACTTGGCTAAGTTACTACTGTTTTTATATCCAGGTGGAAGCGGTGCAGCTGCTCTTTTTGATATTTTTAGAACTACTGGTGCTAATGAACGCAGTAAGTCATTACCCGGTAGAGAAGATACTAGAGAAATTGAACGAAAGTTAATGGCTGATCGGAATAAAGAAGCCAGATTATTAAAAACTTCTAATAATTTACGCACTTTAGAAAATGAACAATTAAAGAAAAAAACCGAAGTCGATAAGCTTAACGAAAAATTTAACGTAGAGCGCATCGGCTTAATGACGGCTTTAAATGCTGCAACCGATGAAGAAACTAAACTACGCCTAAGAGCTCAAATAGCGATATTAGATAATAACGAGGCTCTAGCTAGAAAGTATAATGCAGAGCTAGAAGCTGCGAATAGTTTAAATCTATTGAATGCGGCTACCCGTGGTTTAACTTTGCAAATGGGCGCATCAATTTCTGATATTAGAAAAGTCATAGATGCTCAAACGGTTAGCTATAATCGATATATAGCCACGGGCACTACTCCAACTACCCCTATGGATCCAACAACTTCTCAGGTGCTTACCGATTATTTTACTACAGAAGCGGCCAGAGTTAAAGATCAAACACTAAGTTTCTTGGAAAAGGTACGTACCAAAGTTAAAGATCCTTCTCAAATAGCCACGATCGAATCCTTCTACGGCGCATTAAGTGGCGATGTAAATTCTATGCGCGGTACTACCGTAAATAATAAAGTCGAATTAACTTTAAATGGTGCTCTGGTATATCAAGATCAATTAGACGAAGTAGTCCAAAATGCTATGTTAAGAGCACAAAGAGCTAATGGAGCTTTGAGTCCGGCTGGGTATCTTCAATAATGACCGTACCTGTCGTGAATGCTGTTATTAACTTTTCAACTGGCCCGGGCTTTGCTCAGGCTTGCTTAATTGATTCTGGCGTATTCGGCACCAACATCTTTGCAGATTCGGCCGCTGTGATTGTGGATGTATCAAATCAAATTAATGTAATACAAACTAACCGTGGTCGTAATCCTGTAGCCGATCAATTTACGGTGGGAACCTGTAGCCTTCGTATAGTAGATCAAAATGGCGATTTTAACCCACAGAATCCGGCTAGCCCTTATTACGAGCTTCTTACCCCTATGAAGAAGTTATCTATAACTGCTACCTATGGTGGAGTTACTTATCCTTTGTTTGCTGGCTTTATTACTGGCTACCAGACTACCCAGCCTAAAGAAGCTACAGATGTAACCCTAACTACTATCACCGCCGTAGATGCCCTTAGATTGGCCCAGAATGCCCAAATTAGCACGGTAACAGGTGCTACCGCAGGAGATCTAACTGGTACCCGTATAAACCAAATTTTAGACGAAATCGAATGGCCTAGCTCTGCCCGTGATGTAGATGCTGGATTAACCAGATTACAAAATGATCCGGGTACACAGCGAACAGCTCTCGGAGCATGCCAGACGGTATCGACCACCGAATACGGGGCCTTCTATGTAGATGCTTCTGGCTCATTCGTTTTTCAAGATCGAGAAGTAACCGTAGGATCGATCGCTGGTACACCTGTTTTATTTAGCGATGACGGTACGGGGATTATCTATAAGGATGCCGCCTGGGTATTGAATGACGTTTTAGTATTTAATAAATCCACCGTAGTAAGATCTGGCGGAGATCCGCAGGTAGCCATAAATCAAGATTCGATAGATAAGTATTTTCTCCACAGCTACTACGTGGATAACCTGTTAATGCAGACCGATGCCGAAGCTTTGGATTATGCCCGGGCTTATACCGCTTCCCGGCAAGAAACCTCGGTCCGGTGCGATTCCATCCAACTAGACCTCTATACGCCAGACTATAACGCTGGCATAATTGCAGCTCTAGAACTAGATTTCTTTGATCCGATCACCGTCAAAACTACTCAGCCAGGCGGATCGTATTTAGAGAAAACTCTACAGATCTTTGGAGTATCAAACACAATCACGGCACAGAGTTTTTTAGTTAATTTCGTTACCCTAGAAGCTATCATCGATGGGTTTATAATCGGAACAGAATACGGCGAAATCGGCATCGATTCGCTGTCTTATTAAGGAGATGAAATGCCTACTTTTCCAGTAGTTACGGGAGATATCGTTACCAGTACAATTTGGAACGGTTTACCATCTTATGAAATATCAACACAAGCCGGCACTACATACACTTTAGCAACTGGAGATCAATACCAGAAGCTTTTGGTTTTTACTAGCTCATCCGCTAAAACTGTAAGCATTCCAACAGATGCGACCTTTGATTTTCCCGATGGTACAGCTATAACAATTCTTAATGATAACGCCGCTGGTAATTTAACTATTCAGGCTGTAACAAGCGGCACCACAGCTATATCTTCTGCCGGTGCTACTTCAGCTGCTCCGGTAGTTGGACCTTTTAAAGCTGCAGTATGTTTAAAAATTGCTACAAACGATTGGGTAGTAGTCGGAGCAATCGCCTAATGATCGGCAACCTTACCGCTGCAATTTTTGGAAAACCAATAGATAAACCAGTTGTTTCAGGTGGAACTCTTGCAAGTGATGCGACTTATTTTTATAGAACTTTTACAAGTAATGGTACTTTAACCGTTGCAGATATGTCACTTACTGCTGATATTTTAGTTGTTGCTGGTGGTGGCGGCGGTGGATACCAAGAAGCAGGTGGTGGCGGCGCTGGTGGTTTATTAGCTTTTACTTCTGAATCCTTAAATCCGACTTCTTATTCAATAGTAATTGGTGGCGGCGGTGCTGGTTCAACAACAAATAGTCGTGGCTCAAATGGTATTGATTCTCAATTTGGTTCTTTGACAGCCTCTGCTGGTGGCGGTGGCGGTGGTTCTTTTAACTCTGCTGGCGGTGGTAATCAAAACGGCGCTTCAGGTGGTTCAGGTGGCGGTGGTGCAACTACCAGTAGCGGTTCAGGAACTGGCGGTACAGCTTCTCCTTCGGGGCAAGGTAATGCTGGTGGTACTGGTAACAGCGACGGGGCAACTTATCGTGCTGGCGGTGGCGGTGGCGGTGCTGGTGCTGTTGGTAATAATTTTTCAACTGTAGGTGGTGGAACTGGTGGTGCAGGTGGTTCAGGATCGACTGCTTATTCATCATGGGCAAGTGCAACTGGAACTGGAGTCGGCGGTAATTATGCTGGCGGTGGCGGTGGTGGTGGCGGTATAGGCGGTTCAGGTTCCGCAGGTGGCGGAAATGGTGGAAGTGCTCTTGCTGGTTCTAATGGTACTGCCAATACTGGTGGCGGTGGCGGTGCTGGTGGATTTAGCGCAAATGTTAATGGATATTTAGGTGGTTCAGGAATTGTAATTGTTCGTTATTTGAAAACGGCGGTTTAATTATGTCTCATTGGGCAGAATTAGATTTTGATAATAAAGTTATTCGTGTACTGGTTGGCGATAATAATGACCCAGCAGGTGATGAAGGTTATTCTTGGTTAGTAAATAATCTTGGTGGTACTTGGATACAAACTTCATATAATGGAAATATTCGTTACAATTATGCTGGCATAGGTTACAAATATGATGAAATAGCGGATGCTTTTATTGCGCCCAGCCCAGAATGTGGGCATGAAGAATTAACATTAAATACATCTACTTATAGATGGGAATGCGAGAACGTAGAACATGACTCTAACATCATATAACGGCTGGCCAGCTAGTAAGGATCGAGCCGAGATAGGTATTAAGAGCTATCAGGTGCCAGGCTGTAAAACAAAGTTAGCCTGTGCCGAAGGTGCAGCTCCATTACTAATCGGCTTTGCAGCTGAATTTCATAAGCTGATAGAGCCTATCGATGAAGGTACTCTGGATGATTGGGGCTACGCCTTTCGGATGGTAAGGGGTACCACCGACAAGCTGTCGAATCATTCAAGCGGTACAGCTATCGATCTAAATGCTCCTAAGCATCCACTAGGCAAGGTAGGCACTTTCCCACCGGAGAAGGTACCGATGATTCGGGCCCTATCTGCTAAGTACGGCCTAAAGTGGGGCGGAGATTACGTAAACCGTAAAGATGAAATGCACTGGGAAGTCAACCTAAACCCGGCTAAGGCCGCAGCTCTTATCGTCAAGTTAGGATTAAAAAATGGCTAATGCCCAAGTAACCGTAACTACTACCCCTACCCTTTTAGTCGCAGCTGATCCGCACGATCAAACCGTGATAATTAGAGCCGGCTCATCAGATGTTTACATCGGAAACGCTGGAGTAACTACTTCTAACGGATTCTTAATAGAACATAAAAGCGTAGTAACTTTTCCGCTAGGAGCTTACGAAGCTCTTTACGGCGTAGTCGGTAACAGCACGGTGCTGGTAGAGATTTACTCCGTAGTAAATTAAGGAGATCTAATGGATCAATTTAAGCAAGTATTTTTAACCTGGCTTCGTGCCTCTGTAGCTTCTGTCGGTGCTCTTTATCTAGCAGGTACTACAGATCCTAAGACCCTGGCTTATGCCGGCATCGCTGGCTTAGTCGGGCCTTTATTGAAGTATTTAGATACATCGGCTCCAGAATTCGGCCGTACTAAGTAATTAAATGAAACGGCTAGTAGGGCTGGTCATCCTTTCGCTGGCCCTAACTAGCTGCGGTTATCAGGGATGGATCAGATATGGATGCCAAGAATACGAAAACTGGGAAAAGCCAGAATGTAACCCACCGGAATGCATACCTACGGGAACATGTACTAAAGACATTCTTGGAGAAGCCATTATCGAGGAGCAAAAAAAATAGATTAGAGCCACAGGATATTCATGCCCGGCTGATCCTTATGATAGGTGCAACCTTATCGCTTACATTCTTCTTAGTTACTCTAGGCGTAGTTTATTCGCTTATGTTTATTACTCAGCCGATCGGGGCCCAGGCTCCCAACGATGCGGCCTTTATCGATCTACTTAAAACCCTAGCTATATTTTTAACAGGCTCACTAGGTGGCGTACTGGCTGGTAATGGCCTTAAACCTAAAGAAAAACCTAAAGATTCTGTTTAGGCCGTGTCGGTTCTTGCACTATGTCGGTGTCTAGCCTTACCCTTTTATAGTTCGTATCAGACGGGTACGACAGTAAGGGCTACTAATGATAGAAATTACATGGGGGCTCCAGCTGATTTATTTGCTGGGTCTTATGAGCCCTATCCTGTTTATTGCAGGATGGGCTAAAGGTTATAAGGATGGCTATAGAGAAGGTAAATGGTCGGGTAGGCATGAAGCACAGAAAAGCCTTAGACAATGATAGTAAAGGCTCCCGAGGGTCGCTGGTGCGACTACTGTAAAAACGAATGGGGCAAAGTTAAATACGACGGGCCCGGCCAAACACAATGGCACTTAAAGGCTAGGACCGCAGCTGTCGTACTTTGCATCTCAGAAACTCCACTAGGTAAAAATAACGAGAGAGCTTACTGCGCCGAGCATAGAGCCGAGTTAAGCGAATGGGCTCAGGGCGAAGTATGGCCTTTAGTCGACCAGATGGAGTACGCCAAGAAGTTAGACCCAATCAAACTAAAAAAGGAGTTATTAGCTAATGTTCAACTTAAACGATTATGAAGATGTGGCCACTAGAATTAAAAGGGTCCATGATAATTTTCCGATGGTTCGCTTTAACGTAAGAGAGTTAAAGATCGATCACCAAGCCGGATACTGTTACGCCGTTACCGAAATCTACAGAGATGCTAACGATGCCCAGCCAGCTGCGGTAGATGTTGCGTATGAAGCTCGTAGCGATCGTGGC